AGCGTGAGAAGACGGTGCGGTTGTGGCGTGTCGTGTTGCGCGGTGTGGTATATTGAAGAGTGATAGTATAAACACTATTGAAAATAGGAGCGATAAAATGAGTTTCATGAATATTGAAGCATTGTCTAATTCGATTGATTTTAACGTGAATAGTATTTACGATGTGCTTGTGTATTTTGTTGATATTGCGTCCGATTGTTTAATCGAAACTCGGTTTGTTGATTGCATTGATGCATACGGACTTAGGGACGTACTGGACGATGGCGTGTTTTACGTTCCGGGTATGGTATGTTTGGGATACCGTATCAATCGATAGCTAATACATTTTTGCTAGGGTGGGATTGGCCATGTTTTGCAAACGTAATACTTGCGATTTCATTAAAGGGCACAGGTGTCGTGGTGAGCGTCGTGTTAAGGCGGATGTCATGAGTACGAAGTGGTTTAAATGTGATTCGTACGTGTCCGATTATGTGTTTGCGCATTGTCGTGATATGATTGATTTGATGCGGCGGGGGAGCGTGGGAGGGGTGATGTGATGGCCTATTAGCTCAGCGGTTAGAGCGGCATCCTTATAAGATGTGCGCGCCGGGTTCAATTCCCGGATAGGCCACGCGATTGTGGTATATTTGGTTATGGCATGTCGTTTGATGTGTCATGACCTTTTTTCATTGGGAGGTGTGTTTGATGGATATTAGTTCGATTGTAACCGTTATTGGAAGCGTGGGTTTTCCGATTGTCGCGTGTTGTGGTATGGCATGGTTTATCGCTACTACGTTCAGTGATTTTAATGATTTGATGACTAAGAATAATGTGCTGACCGAAGAACTTATTGCATTGCTCAAGGATAATAAGGGGGATGATGGTGGTACGAATGTGGCGTAGCGTGTTAGCATGCGTATGCGCGTTGTCATTGCTTTTTGTGCCATCTGCAAGCGCAGATATGCGGGGTGTGGATGTGAGCAATTGGCAGTGTGACATCGACACGGCAGCGGTTGACGCTGATTTTATTGTGGCGGGTGCTACATGGGGTATCGGCGGTTTTAACAATACATGTTTGACCAATGGCGTGAATCAGGCCGCGAACTATCAGCTCGGGCGTGCGTCGAATAGCGGTAAAAGTATTGGTGTGTACCATTATGCGATGGGGTATGACGCGAACGCGGAAGCTGACTTTTTTGTAGATAACGTGCGCGGTTACATCGGTGACGCGGTGCTTGTTTTGGACTGGGAATCTCAGGATAATTCGCAGTTTGGTAACGGTTCGTGGATTGAAACGTGGGTGCGACGTGTGCATGATCGTACTCAGGTGTGGCCGATTGTGTATGTTCAGGCGTCAGCGCTGGGGCAGCTTACATCGTTCGTGCGTGAGCATTGCGGTGTGTGGGTTGCACAGTATGCGTCAATGGCTGCAACCGGCTATCAGGAAGTGCCGTGGTTGTATGGTGCGTATGGTGAAGCCATGCGGCAGTACACGTCGAACGGTTATGTGTCGGGATATGCCGGACGATTGGACTTGAATTATTTCAGGGGCGAACGATGGCAGTGGGACGCATACGCGCGTGGCGACGGTGCGAATGTGTCCGCGCCGGAAACGGATGCCGGTGGGAATGTGTCGCAGTCGGCTTGCGTGGTTGTCGCGTCCGGTGACACATTGTCGGCTATCGCCGCGCGTACTGGACTGTTGCCGTGGCGGTCGTGGTATGGATACGCGTCCGGGAATCCGTCCGTTATCTATCCGGGTGAAACCGTGTGTTACGGTGGTGGTACGGTTGCGCAGCCGGATATGGCGCGTACGCATGTGGTTGTGTCCGGTGAGTCTTTGTGGTCGATTTTCGGCGGTGATTGGGCGCGGGTTGCCGGGCTTAATGGTTTGTCTAATCCGAGTTTGATTTATCCGGGTCAGATTTTGCGTTATTGAGAATCATTATCAATAATCGGCGTGTCGCTTTTTTGCGCACGCCGATTTTTGTGCTATAAATATTTATGTCGCCAAAAAATGGTTGACATAAAACAGATACAAAGGATAACAAACATGCGAAAGATTCGTAAGGTAATCGCTGATAGCACCATAAGCTATTATGACCGGGACGGCGTGGCACAGACGTTCCACACCACCGGAAACGTTCGCACCGTTGAAATGGCCGTCAAGGTGCTTATGGACGCCGGCATCGTCAACGTGTTAGTTGACGATATTACGGTCAATAAGACTGTGTACGTCATGGACGTTGAAACGTTCATCGAACATGCCGAACGTGTCGCGACTAACGTAACCGGCAACGACAACGACAACGACAACGATATTGAATTCTGAAAGGAACTGAAATGAACGAGGAAAACGAACAGATGAACGACAACACCGTAAACGAGACCGCACAGAACACCGCTGACAACTATCGTTACATTTGCACGATGGATAACAGCACGTTCGAGGGAAAACGCGCCATCGTCAACGCACGTAACAGCGCGTTGTCGCTGAACGGACACGGCGCGGAACCATTGACGGTTATCGGTGCCTACATCGCGCCGGGTGTGCGTTCTCAGACTGGGCAGAAATGCGCGAACGTCTATCTCTTTGGAAAGGACGGTCAGACGTATTTCAGCCAGTCACAGGGCATCTACCGAAGCGTGCTGGATATCTACGATATGTTCCCCGATTTCAACGCGCCGGACGGTATCACCGTCGCGGTCAAGCAGACCCCGCTGGGCGGTGGCCGTTCCACGAAATCGCTTGAAATCAAGTAGTTCGGAATGAAACAAAAGTGCCATACATGTTATGGCACTTTTTTATAAGGTGGTGAACATGCCTAGAGCGCATAAACAAGCAGACTTATTGACCGCGAAACGCAAGCGCGTTAAGCGTACGATAAGCAGTCTGAAAAAAAGCATTACCGACAATATGCCCGAGAGCGAGGCGAACGCACGACGCGCTTACATCCAACGGCTCGAAACGCAGTTGAAAAACACGTATGTAGGCCGCGTCCGTAATAGCGGCATGCGGAATGAACTGTATCAGCGTGCGAACGAAACCGCCGATAAACTCGTGCAACAGGTGAGCGAGGTGCGCGGCGGCAAAGGGCGTGCGAGGGAGCGCGCACGTTCGTTCAACATTTTTCGCGAGGAAATGCGTATGGCATCTAAGGGAATGCCGAGCGCTCTTGGCGACCTTGGCCGGGAAAAAGTCAAGGTGTTTTGGCGATACACACAAAACATATGGCAGAAGTCGAACGTTCCGCCGGACAAACGGTTGGAAACCGTCATGAAAGCATACGACGCGATTCGCTCAGCGAGCTTTTTGACACTATCATGCAACGAAACGAAAAGGCGTTGGAATACGCCAAAAACATGAAAATGCACACAGGCGAATTAGAGGATTACACGGACGTTGACGGCGGAAGCCCGATATGGTTGCTGGCGGTTTCACCCGACGTGATACGATGAAAGAACGCAAGGAATTTAAGGTAGCGGCGATATTCGACACCGAAACAACGAACATTGGCGAGGGTGCCGAAACACGCGCATACCCGATACTATACATTTTCAACGATTTGCGTAATACGCCACTGGAATCGTACACGCCCGATACGGACGATGTTCGTTTTTACCGCCACACGTCCGAAGCGCTGACATACATTGACAATCTTATCGAATACGGGCGTACGCACGGATATGTTCCGATAATCGCGGCATATAATCTCATGTTCGACATGCAGACTCTCATGCTGGAATTGGCGCAGTCGTACGTGATTGAAGTCAACGCGCAGACAGCCACAAGCGTGTACACGCTTGATTTGCGGATAGGCGATGACGTAGTGTGCCGGTTTTGGGACACGTTCTATCTCGAAATGGGTGGCTTGCGCGCCATGGGCGAGACATGCGGATTGCCGAAAGCGGTAGGCGATTGGGATTACTCGCTTGCACGCACGCCTGAAACGCCACTAACCGAAGAGGAATTGTTTTACGCACGGCGCGACGTACAGGTTATCCCTCAATATCTTCAGTGGCTTTTACGTGCGAACCATTGGCTTACGTCGGACATGCTTGGTTGCCGCGTGCTCACCAAGACGTCACTTGTGCGGCAGATGGCACGACGTGAGATTGGCGGACGGCGCGTCACGCTGCAAGGCGGTAAGAAAATCACATTGCAACGCGCTTTCGAGATGACATGCAATCAGGAATTCCCGAGGGATTACGAATCCTATGCGCTTCGTAAGGCATGTTTCCGGGGCGGATTGACGTTTACGAGTGCGAAAACCGCTAGCGTTGTCGTGGATAATGTCGCGTCCTTGGATGTCACGTCAATGCATCACGCTTTCATCAACGGGCGACGTTTGCCGGTGAAATTTGCTCCAACGCCTACGGATATTCTGCAAATCGCATGCGAACGCATTATTAATACGTCGCTTGAAGACGTGTTGACGAATTATGATGACCCGTTTCTTACGGGAGTACATGTAGCGGTGAGATTTACGAATCTCAGATTGCGCGAAAACACATGTTTCGACGCGTGGGGTATTGCAATATGTCCGCGTTCCAAGTTTGTCAAAACGTTGCAAGCGGATACCGATTACAGCAATAACGAACGCGCGAAAACACAGGAAAACAGTATCAGGGCGCATGGTTACGTTGATAGTGCCGTTAATCCGACGTACGCTTTCGGCAAATTATATCGCGCGGACGAATGCATATTGCATGTCAACGAAATTGAATTGTGGAACGTGGCGCAAGTGTACAATTTTGACGAAATGCATGTATTGTATGGTGAAGCCACCACTAAGGCGATTGTTCCGCCCGATTACGTGACCTTGCAATCAAACATGCTTTTCGCACGAAAAACCGATGTGAAAAATCTGATTAAACGTTATCACGAGGGTACGGCGTACGTGGATGAAATACCCGATTCCATCCCCGAGGGGATTGCGCATGATGCTAAGTCGGGTACGTTGAGCATGAAATTTTTGCAATCATACTATGGAAGCACCGTTAAAGGCCAATTTAATGGAATCTATGGCACTCAGGCGCAAGACGTCATGAAAGCAGATTACCGCGTGACGGAAACCGGCGAGCTTGAAGTAGATAAAGCCACGGTTTGCACTCCCGAGAATTTCGCGAAAAACGTCCGAAAACGCCACGCGTGTTGTACACGTATGGTATGCGTATCGTGGCGGGTAGTCGAATGCACCTATTGATAGCTATGATGCTGATACATCGGCATTTTGGTAATCGCGCTACGGTTACGGGTGGTGATACCGATAGCCTGAAAATCAGCTGCGCCGATGACGTATCCGACACGGAATTACTGGCCGCGCTCAACCCGCTGCACACCGCGATAGAAAACGCAATCAACCGCACCATGCGGCGCGTCCGAACCACCGCACCCGATGTGGCGTCAACGCTGGAACATATCGGAAAATTCGAGGTGGAGGACTGCGGGGGCACGACTCGTTATGTCGAACATGTTGAATTGTGGAACAAGGCGCGTGTCAGTTTGGATATGGCCGGACGTGTGCATGTCACTTGCGCCGGATTGCCGCGGCCTGATGGCATGTACACCATTGAGGATTTCGTGAGCGAAATTATCCGTGCCGGGCACGGTTTCGCGGAAACGATACGGTTGGCGCTTGGATATGATGTGTTGGTTGATTATGAGATTTGCCACACGCTGCAACGCAACCGCCCGCATGTATGGGATAGGTACGTCGGCACCGTCACTGATTATCGGGGCGCGACGTACCATGTTGACGTGCCGGAAGCGATAGCATTGTATCCGTCCGGTAGATGGCTGGGCGAATCAGACAAACAGGCGAACGGCGAGAATATATCTTACATGCTGGGCATGTATAATCGAAATGTGGAAACAACACCGCGCGAACTTATTGTGCGGGACGGCAGACCTGTGATTGTGAGTATTGATGGCGAAATATTATTATGACCGGCTTAAGACGCTGATATTGCCGCGAAACGCAGACGTGAATATGATTATCGGCGCACGCGGTTTAGGTAAGACATACGGCGTACGAAAATACATGATAGAGGATTATCTAAAAAACGGATACTGTTTTGTTGAAGTGACGCGCTTTCGAGAGGAAAACAACGACGTCGCGGCAAATTATTTCAGTCGTATTATACAAGATGATATTTTTCCTGACTATGAATTTCGGACAACCAATAAAATCGCCGAGATTCGTAAAAAGAAAACCGGTAAGAAAGAAAACGAATGGAAAACAATCGGATATTTTATACCTTTGTCGTTGCAACAGCAGAAAAAGAAAAGCACTTACGTTAACGTGCGCAATATTTGCATGGACGAAATCATCATTGATAACGATGACCGGTACCACACGTATCTGAAAAACGAGTTCGAACAATTGGCGAAACTTGTGGATACCGTCACGCGCGAACGTGCCGACGATACGGAACTGCGAAAACCAAGAATATTTCTGCTCGGTAACGCTTGCGATGCGTTCAACCCGTATTTTCAACATTATGACGTGCCGTTGGAACCCGAGTTCGGGTTGCAATGGCTGGGCGGGAAAACATGTCTGTTCGACTATGTGCGGGATGACGCGTACGCCGAACAGAAAACGAAGAATACGGTGTCAGGGCGCATGTTGAAGAACAACGATGACATGACCGCAAAAAACAGGTTCAAACGGCGTGACACTGATTTCATTGAAAAACCGCATGGTCATTCGCGACTTACGTATGTTTTCCGTTGGTTGCGCCATGAATACGGCGTGTATGTTGATTTGCGCTGTGGATACGTCTTCGTATCCTCGAAATACGATGCCGGTACGCATGTTCCGTATTTCGCAATCACAAGGGATGACAACAAATTGAACTATCTTACCGCGAACATGGCGAAAGATTTGATTCGTAATCTCACGTCATATTACGCGTTAGGGTATTTGCGCTATGATATGGTGGAAACACAACACGCCGTGAGTGAAATGCTTAGAAATTTCGGTGTAAAATAAACACGGCATACGCAAGGTGTCGTAGCGAGGGCGATAAAACATTATCATTGATGACCACGGTTGACTCCGCCAATGATATGGCCGTGAGGGAAAAGCGTGCCGTCCGTCGTTGTGAATCATGTTGCAAGTATGCTATTCTTAAGTCGTGCCGGTTCGGTATTCGTTCGCCGGTACGACTTTTTCATATATGAAAGGAAAAAATAATGGATGACGAAACCCCTGAGGAAAGGAATACCGCCGAACGTGATGACCTTACGGAAAACGAAGCGCACCGTGAGGGCGAGTTCGATGATTTGCGCGACATGCTGCGTGATGTGCTTGACAAGGTGAGCGCATTAAGCGACCGTACGGACGCAATCAGCGAACGAATCGACGGTATCTATGAGAATTTCACTGATTCTGTTGCGCAGATGATTGAAAACGGCGCGACCGTCAAGGAAAACGACGATGACGTGGCGGAAGCAATCGTACAGGCTGCGGCGGAAGACTTGGAAAATCTCGATTACACGCTCTGAAAGGATGAATCATGGCAGTAGATAACGCGACAATTTTGGATAAGGTGCGACTTAAGGGCACGGATGATTATCAGCAGCGTATTCCGAGCGCAACGCAGACAGGCGTAGCGAACACCATGCGGTACTTGTTTGACCCGATGAATCGGCAGTATCTTAACGACTGTGTTTGGAGCATGGTCAATCGCATCGGACTAACCGTAATGGCGCAGAACACGCCGTTTGAAAACCCGTTGGCGATTTTCAAAAAGGAAAACTTGTACTGGGGTTCGACTGTACAGGAAATCGCAGTCAAGTGGATTAAGGCGCACGGCTACAAGGATGACGCGGAAGATTTGCTGAAAATGCACCGACCGAAGCGGCAGTATGGTTCTACGAAATGAACCGCAAAGACCAATATCCGATTTCATGGACCGACGATGAATTGCGACAGGCGTTCGTAGATGATTTCGGCTTGAACCGTTTCATCGCGCAGATTATGGAAACGCCGCGCAACAGCGATAATTACGATGAAATGAATATCATGCTTGCGCTGATTCGCCGTTACGAGCAGAATCTTGGTTTCTACAAGGTGCATCTTGATGCGGCACCAACCGACGAAGCGTCGGCCAAGACGTTGCTCAAGGCGTTGCGTGCGACCGCCGGGCGTATGCGTTTCCCGAGCACCCAATACAATGCGTTGAACGTCCCCGACATTCCGGCGTACGCTAATCCGCAGCAGATGGTATTGCTTATCGAGCCGGAATATCTCGCGTCACTTGATGTCGATGCGCTGTCAGCGGTGTTTCAGCTGGATAAGGCCGACGTGCCGTATCGCGTCATTCAGGTTCCAAACCTTGGTATCCCCGGCGCGGTGGCGTTGCTTGTGTCCACTGATTGGTATCAGGCGCGTGACACCCTTTATGGCACCACCCAGTTCTATAATCCTCAGACGCTCTCGAACACGATGTATCTCAACCATTGGGGTATTTACGGCGTGTCGCCGTTCACCCCGTGCGCGTTGTTCACCACCGACGCGGGTACGTCAATCAAGGTTGTGGCGCAGACGGTGACAGGTTTCACTCTAACCGCAGATGCCTCAAACGGCAAACCGGGTGCCGTGATTCAGTTGCAGCCAAAACTTACTGCGACGGTTGCACCTACGGGTACTGCCATCGAGGTTGCACCGAACGCCGCGACGTACGAAGTAACTGCTTCGTTGACTAGTGGCGAAACTACCACAACCGTACCGTTGAATGTCAACACTTTTGTTGATGACCAAGCACGCTTGCATATACAACGTGACGGTTTGCCAAACGGTACCATAATTAAGGTTACTGGCACGGCGACGTATATTAACCCGAACGGCACAACCGGTACGTATAGCGCTTATCGTACTATATTGATTACGATTCCCAAGGCATCGAGTGCGGGTGACTCGGCGGGTGCGGGTGACTCGGCGGGTGTGGATGACTCGGCGAGTGTGGATGACTCGGCGAGTATTAAAAAGTAAAAACACCTTGATAGAATCGGGGATATCGGAAAAACCGGTATCCCCGATTTTGTATGTGAAAGAGGTATCAAAAATGAAATTCTCGCACTTGGATGGCGCGACGTCGTTTCCCGGTGACGGTACTCATGTATACGAACAGTACCGTAATGTTTTCGATTATAACGTTTGGACACCAAACACTGTAATTAAACTTTGTCATGTTAATTGGTTCGATGATTACCACGACGTCGTGAAATTCTCCGATGACATTGCACGCGACGCATGGTTTGATAAACTGGACGGCGAAACCGTCAAGCTGACAACTAACATGTATATTGCACGCGCCGACGCGGACGGTATAAAATTGCCGGTGCCTTACATGACGGCGCAACGGTATAATTACATTGTTGTTGACTTTTCGCATGACATTATCAATACGCCGTATCAAAAAGCCGACGTGCAGACGCGCTATCATTTTTTCATCACTTCGGTGCGCGCGGAAGCACCGAACACGACAACATGCACGCTTATGCGTGACGTATGGACGGACTATATTAACAGCACCACAATCAACGGCCTACTGTTGTCACGCGGACACGCGCCGTTGACGGAAACGACACCGCAAGAATTGCTGAAAAACCCACGCGCGAATTGCCGTGACTTCACATTGCCCGACGTCGATTTCGGCAACGCAGCGTCAAATATCAGGAAAAGCGCGCCGTTTAATCTGCAAAACGGTACAAGATACATTTGTTTGGCCGCAACGTTTTCGCCTGAACAATTGCAAACCATGAGTGGTATGCGCGGTACGAACATTACGGACAGCGACCCGACATACAGTAACGCCGATGGCACGGTGACGGGTTTTTCGTGGGGTGCCGGAAACATTGATACATCAAATGTTATCGGCGCGGGCACATCGTATAATACCGTTGATAATCTCACTGCAAGCAACGTGACCGTGTATGCGCTCGAATCGTCCAAAATCTCGGGCGATTATTTCGATACGCTTTTTGCGCATTATCCGCATATCATGTCGCAGATTACAGCGGTTTTCGTCGCTACCGCAAACATGATGCGGCTTGGTAACGCTATCGGCGTGAACGGCGTCGAATGGCATACGGTCAGCGGCGCACGGACAAAACTATCCGATATTGATTTAACTATCGATGATTTCGCATATGCTAGTGAATACGCGCAAATAACGCGACTGTATCTTGCACCCTACGCACACTTGGAAGTATCCGATAATATCGGCAATAAAACCCGTGTGGAAATAGCGGATTGCGGACAACTCTCGGTACAGACAATCACATCCCTTAGTTATCCGATATTGCGTCAAATCGCATGGCTTGACGGAATTGGAAGCGACGGTGACGCGTCCATTAGCATTGACGCAATCAACGGAAACAGCATCACCGCCGACGTGCCGAACGCGGATGTACTCAAAACGCTCGTATCGCATGACATACCGACGTACGCGCTGCAACGACGCGCAATCGACGCGCACCGCGCCGACGCATACAATCGTGAAGTTACGCAAGCGCGTGAAAACGCCATTATATCGTACGAAAACGGCGCACGTTCAGCAAACACGGCACAAAATAACACGTATCGCAGCAGCGCCGCAACGGTATCGAACACGGCGCGTGCCAATCAGCGTGACACCGCGGTGAAAGACGAATCCAATAGTGTGCGTACTGATAATCTGACATATTCAACCACGCGGCAGAACGAAGATTTAAACACCGCCACAATCAAGATAAATCTTGATGTCGGTCAGGACAACACGCTACAGAACAAGGCGTTTATAGAGGGGTCTCAAACGCAAGCGTTATCAAGCGTCGCTAGCGCGATAGGCACAATGCTGGTGCCGCGTTGGTAATCGGCACCGGTGGCGCGGCGTCACCGTTGGTGGCCGGTTCCATGGCCATCGGCAGCGCTGCGCTGCAAGGCTACAATACCGGTGTCGCCATAACCAATAACGCAGAACTCAACCACACCGCCAATGATGTCGCCAATACGAAAGCAAAGAATGCAAACAGAGCTAACAGCGAACAAACACAGCATTCGATAACGCAAGCGACCAACGTGACAACTCGCGCGAACACACAGGCTGACCGTAACAACGAATACGCTACAAGCGCTGCAACTGACATGACCGCCACAAGCGCGAACACGGCGAACACGAACGCGTCGGCGTCACGCAATCAGAGCGTGGATAATGCCAAACGTGTCATGGTGAACACGCGCTCAAACACGAATGCCGCATGGCGCGACTTGCTCAACCACGCCGCCCAGCCCGTTGGCGCGTATGGCGGTGACAATTTCAGACAGGCCACGGGGCTTGACACCATGACCGTGAAAATAGTCACCGAAGATAACGGCGCGATAGCTGCCGCTGGCGATTACATGCTGCGCTATGGCATCGCAAGCAACAAACTTTACAGCCGTCCATCGTTGACACCTTGCAAGCATTTCACGTATTGGCAGAGCGCTGATATATGGACGGTATGCCCGCTTGCGCAAAACGAGCAATTGCAGACAATCAGGGATATTTTCAGCAACGGTGTTACAATATGGAACAGACCCGAGGAAGTCGGCGGTGACTTCACACACGATAATCTATAAAGGTAGGAAAGTATGGGACGTAAACGCACACATAAAAGACCGTTGACCCGTGCGGAAATGGGTGAACGTGGCGCGCCGATGTGGCAGCAGTCCGAAGCGCTCAATTCTCAAGCGTATTCGATGGCGTATTCGCAAATGCTGAATATTGCGCTGTCAAGGTTTAAGTGTTGAATCTGCCGAAAACTTGCAACGCATGGTTTTTGGAATACAATTTATTGTATTTCGGCTACGCCACAATCGCGTTTCCGCATAGCAAGCCGGGTGTGTTTTTCAGCACGCAAGCGGTGACTACATCGAATTTCAATGTGTATTACAAACCGAAGAAATGGGATAGTTACGGTATCAACGGTTGGCGTTTTCCGGTGAACAATTCCAATGGTGTTTTCATTTACGCTAACCGCGCGCGCACGCCACTCATTCCGACTATTGAATTTTTCGCGCATGAAATAGAAGATTTGTACATGACGCGGCGACAGAATCGTTTCAATCAGAAAACGCCGTTCATACTGGAAGTTCCAGCCGGACAACAGACGGCGGGCGTCAACGTTATCAAGCAAATCTCAGGCGGTGAAATGGCTATCATGGCGACACCGGCTTCACCGATTCCATGAAAGCCAACGTGCTGAAAACCAACGTCGAATATATCGGCATGGAATTGCAGAACGATATTCAAAACACATGGAACGCGTTCTATCAGGCACTTGGCATTAAAAACCTTCCGCTGAAAATGGAACGGCAAACCGCCGACGAAATCAACGACTACGGGGAGCCAACCGACCTACGCGCACTCAGTGAATTGGAGGAACGACGTGCCGCGTGCGACATACTCAACACAAGGTTTAGAAAATATCTCAAGAAACCGATACAGGTTGTATGGAACGAAGACAATGTTTCCCGCAACTACGCTTACTTGACGGACGTTGAAAGAATGAACGACAATGACAATGCAGAATGACATAAACCATTATCAACCGTGTGAATCACGCGACGATTTTCACGGCGTGATGACATACACTTTTGGCGAGTTGCTTGACGTACCGGGCGGTGTTGACTGGAATAATGCCGCCTGGTCATGGCGGGACATTGCCTATGATGACACGCAATACACGCGTTGTTGCGAAAAAATTGAAAATCGTTTCTATGATCGTGAATTAGGCGTTATGCCACCGTCAAGATGGCGACGGCACTTTATGCGACTAATACAGGAAATCATGCCGACGCTGCGCCCGCTTTATGCGCTTGTAAGCATAATCCTGATATAATTCTCAGTGACAGCGACATATGGCACAAAATGCGGACAGTCTACAGTGATTTCCCCGCGACACAATTGGCTGAAAACCAAGACTACGCAAGCAACGCAACCGATAATCAATATGAGACAATCGCAAACGGTGATTTCATGGACAAAGTCAATCGCATAAGGAACGGCGATTACGTCGATATAGACGTAATGCTGCTCGAACACCTTGAAACATGTTTCAGCCCATTATGGACGATAAACATAAACAACTATTGAAAGGATAATACGCATGTTTCCACTGCTGCCGTTTTTCTCGGTATGGCCGTACACGCCCGCCATACCCGCGTTCTATTGGAACGCAAAAAGTCAAGAGGAAATCATAAAACATATTGCCTGCGAAATCGACCACATAACGGCATATCTTGACGAAATCGTAACCGACATAAACAAAACATTGAACGACTACGACACAAGAATAAAAAACATTGAAGCGCACATAAACGATTACGCCGTTGCCATAGCGCAACTGCAAGAACAAATCGAACACATAGGAACCACACAGCTAGTATGGAATGTCACAAAAGGCGAATACACTGACAGTAAAACCGCATTACGTGACCTCTACCGCGAATTGGCAGTATACGGCGCACGCGTCACGCAAATAGCCAATATCAACACCGACAAACTAGCCGAGCACCGAACCGACGAAACGGCAGCAATCGGCAACCTTACCATATTCAACAATAATACACCGCGCGTCACTAAACCGACCACCGGCGAACAATACCCGCCGTTAGCATGAAAGGATAATCATGACGTCAGAAACACCGTTCTATCATCTGCCACTATACGAAACCGGCGACCTAGCCGACCTACGCGACGGATACAACGCCGCAATGCGTACCCTAGACCGCGTAATACATCAACTAAAAGTACAGGAAGAAATAAATCACCCGACAAACCTCAGGAAGGACAACTAACATGACCGACTACACAACCAACTTCAATCTCGAAAAATATCAAACCGGCGACGCGGCAAACCTAAACGACCAATACAATGCGTCAATGGACATTATCGACGATAACCTATACAAAATCAACACCAACGCAAACACTGCGGGCGGTAAAGCAGCTCAAGCACTAGAAACAGCGCAAAACAATAAGACAAACCTCACCGCACTAGGCATAACCGACACCAAAACCGCAACACAACTCAAAACCAAAATAGACAACAACACCGAAACAGCGCAAAGCAACAAAGCAAACCTAACCGCACTAGGTATAACCGAACGTAAATGACGCCACAAAACAAAAACAATATAAACAACATAAACAAATACATCACCGTAAACAAAATGTTTAACATGCGTGGTGATGACATTATAGTAACGTTCGGTGATAGCTACGCATCACCCACCGATAACAGGTCATGGGCAGTGCAAACCGCAGCAGCGCTAGGATGGACACTCAAAAACTACGCAATCGCCGGTGCGGGCTACATCGACCCAAACACGACATATCAAACCGAATTTACAGCAGCGCAACAGGATACTACATATCAGCACGAAAAAGTATCACTAGTTATAATCGGTGGTTCAAGAAACTCAAACGACGGATACGCGGGCAAAATAAAAATAGCCGCAACAGCATTATTCAATCAATGCAAAAACGAATATCCTAACGCAAGAATAATAGCAATACCACTACTGTGGGATAAAAAAACCGTATCCGATTATTGGCGCTACAACGCGGGCGAAATAGAACAAGCAGCAATAGAAACCGGAATAGAAAGTATTCCGTGGGCGTGGACGTGGAATATGGGCATATCCGCAAATTTCGACGATGACAACATACACCCTAACGCAAAAGGCACCGCAATAATCAAAAACTATATTCTACGCTATCTAACAGGTACATACACAGGCCGTCACGAACACTGGGTATGGCGCAAAGAGAGCAACCCCGCTGCGGGAATGCTCTCAGTCAACGCAAGCGGCGGAACAATTAGTTACGCATTTCAAATGCTATCCGGTGTTACCTCCGCAGAATGGACTAGCATAGAGGGTTTACCACAATGGGCATGGGGCGATTCAGACAACACTAACGCAGTACATAAATGGACACTACAATTTTCTAACAGCGCAAACGAAGCAACAGTGTTCAAAATAAACGAAGACGGTACCTTTGGAATACAACCATTCACAACCACAGGCGCACACGGCACACCTAACGGACTCATGGCCGGACATTTCACAACAGCCTGGTAACAACAAATAACAATTAACCCCGATAGGTTTTTTCCTATCGGGGTTATTATATGTCAATCGCCGTTATCATTCATCATCAATCGTAACAACATATGAACGACACTTACCACCTTTATAGCTACGACACACAAAATCAAAATCACAATCACCATACACAATTTCAAGCACCGTGGTAAGAGCCGATTTAAACGTAACCACAATATCATCAATATCCCCACGGCTAGTAACAGTAGTAACAACCACTTTATCAATATCGACCTCATAGGACGTATCTTCTTCAATTTCGGTGACATATGCGTTAACTTTAAACATTTTATTTTTCCTTTCCTTAATTTGACATCTTCAATATACCACACCGCGCAACACGACACGCCACAACCGCACCGTCTTCTCACGCTCACTTCCGCGTAGCATACCACACAACACATGTCAAATACACACGGCGTGTCGGGTGTATCATCACCGCTTAATGGGAACCATTCTCAATATGGGTT